ACTCGCATTGCCCGAGCCATCGCCCGCAAATGCAGCTGCTAAATAATTACTATCTGAAAAATTCGTTGAAAAATTTACGGTATAATTCCCCGTTCCATTATCCGTAACACTAGAAACGTTATAACTTGAGCGAATAGCAAGTGTTCCAACTCCATTAAAATTAACCCAAGATTTTGCTGCGCTTATATGAGATCCGGCCGTTGAAGGGGCAATAAATCTTTCCGTATCGGTGCCAGTTGCTACCTCAGCGGCGGTTGCTTTTTCGACAATACCTTTTTTTGTCTCGGATGAAATTGGAATCGTTCCTGGTGTAACAGCTAAATCAGTCGCCGATAATGCATCTACTTCTGCTTGTGTAGCTATTTCAATAATTCCCTTTTTCGTGTCATCAGAAATAGGAATTCGTCCCGGAGACACGGCCAGTAAGACCGATGACAATGCGTCAACCTCTATCTGGGTTGCAATTTGAATTATACCTTTTTGGATAGAACTAGATATTGGTTGCCTTGCTGGTGTAAGTGCTTTTGTGGTACTGGCAAGGGCATTAGATTCAGCTTGTGAAGCTATTGAAATCATACCTCGTTCCGTATCCATTGCATAATTTGGAGTTATTCTAAACGTTCCCGTTCCGATGTCATGAAACATATCAATTGCACGAGATACGTTTATATTACCGCCTTCAACATCAGTACCATCAGGTTGTTTAATTGAGATGGCCCCTATTCCGTTAACGTTTATAGTAGATGGGCCAGTATTTGTGTTGTCAGGTATAAATCTGACTTTCATTCCATCGAAATATGCAGAAGGACACAATTTTGATCCAACGGGAGTTAGAACGTAACTATTTACTCCACCACTATCGGTATAAAAATCAGACCCGGCAGAGTAAATTGCGATAGATCGGGTCAACTGGTTTTGATCGGAGGTGTTAGGCGTTTGTCCTGAACTAGTTACCGGGTTTTCTGTTGAACTTCTCAATTTGTTCAAATCTACATCTTGTAAGGTAGGTGGTGAGTTATCAAGCCACGTTTTTCCAGTCCAAGTCATTTTTTATTCCTTATACCACAAATATTATACGAGTCATTGCAGGCTTTAAAAGCTCGAATACACATATAATTATACTCGATGAGAAAGTCAAGAACAAAGGAATATCGTATGGAGGTACAGGACCCGGGTCAACCCCGGTAACTACCCAAATAAATCTCGCACTACTACCGGTAGCCGGTATCATCGGAATATCATACGGCGGAAAGAGGCTATCCGATAAACTTGAAATCGTAATAGTAAACCCGAGTTTTTCCGACAGATCGATAAAATCTTGTTCTGTTTGAACATTCATGACAGCCAGTTTACAAATGACGTGTGTACGTCTTTCAGTTAGCGTTCCAGTAGCAGGGAAGCAAGAATCTGGAATGCCAACAGCACTTTCCCACAAAGATATAAAATCGACGGCACAGTTTATGTCGTGCTGTACTGAGGTTTCAATTAGTGTTTGTTCGGCTCTCTGAAATTCAGGAGAAAGTCCTTGAAGAAATTTCCTTAATATTGATTGATCAACATACTTTGATCCAAATACCAAACCATTTGGTAGATAGTCCGCTATCGCGGTTGTATGTTCATCAATCGTATGTGAATCAAATAATGATTGTCCCATTAAAAATCAAGAGTTCCCAATACCCCTATCTCGCCGATGTTAATTGGAATATCATCGACAGGGAATGCCAATGTAAAAGTATCTAACTTTTGGCCTGTCTCCGGGTCAACCGTATTTCCAATAGCAGATTGGTATTCAAATTGTTTGATCGGAACCCCAACCGTTGTCGACTCTCTAAAAAACTGGTCTAAACTATCCGAAATAGCTTGTTGCATCGTTAGGACATTTGGCGCTAGAAACGAAAATTCAAAATTAATAGTGATAGGGGTTGGTGCACTGACTACGACGTCATCATCGTCCATATGAGCCGGTTTTATTTCAAGTATTTTGTTTTTCACGGTTGTTACTTCACCAGCACTCGGAATTATATCGACATCATTGTCACGAGTGAAAAAAATCGTTACCTGTCCTGCATCGGGTGTGGCCTCTTCAACAAAAACACGTGTGACACCTGATACCAGTCTTGCCTGTGCAACGATTTGGGCAACATTAAACAGTGCTATTGGGTTTTGGTAGGCTTCAAGAATTCTTGATCTTAAATCTTCGTCGGATTCAATATCGAACCCGCCGGATATCCCATCAAACTGTACAAAAACAGTATTATCAATACCGGCCAACGGCGTCGCAAACGTGAGTTCCTCACCGGATAAAAGATTATTTTCATCGCCAAAACCAACGGATTCAAACAAAACAGAGGCTATATCGGCTGTGCCTGTAATCGTTCCGGTTGCGGGTGTAGATGGCGTACCAGTAACTATATAAGTGAATTCGTTAGATGCCGTGACCAATATTTCAAAAGTTCCATTGTACTCAGTTTCGACAGCCCCAGATATCACAACGGAGATACCACTGGCAAAAATATGGTCAATACTCGTTGTTACCGTCGCGACACTTCCCACTCTCGTTATACTAGTAATCGATTCAACTTGTGTAACTATTGATTTTGTTTCTTGAGCTGTATATTGCAAACCTGCTGCGCTGTTGATGGTATCGCCAGCTGTTACCGTTGAGGCCACCACACCTGTAGCAGTTATCCGTCCCGTTGCCTGAGTGGCCGGATTTCTTGATATGTTTTTGTATGATCCCCACCTTTCCAAGAAATCGCCTGTTGCCGTATCAATAAAAAGTTCGTTTATGAGTAGCTCTTGTTGGATTGCAAAATCAAAAAAACGTCCTGAAAAACCGATTAGTAAGGCTAATATAAAACTATTTCTACTAAAATCTGTTAGTTCAGGAAGTGTGTTTGTTACGTCAGATCTCAAACGGTTTAATATTTCTTCCCTGTTTTGTGGTAAATTTAATGTCATAATGTCACTCCAAAGTAACAGCTTTAACTATGGCAACGCCATCTTCGCCAGTAATATTAATAATTATACCGTTATTCGTGAATTCGCTAGTAACTTCAATAGATGGGACAATTTCGTCATCAATTAGCCATTGTAAGGCTTCGCGGGTAAATGTCTCTGATAAATTAAGTGCCCTATCATTTCTTTGTGTTTGATAAAGTAGCCATAATTTTGAGCCAATTTCGAAACCTGAGATAGGGTTCAACTCGTTTCCCCACCAACCACGCCTTAGTCTGGGTTCCGGTTGCTCGGATGAGTCCGCACGTCTTTCTTCGAACAAAGACATAAATACAGGTGTTTTTAGGGAATCCGATATTTTAAAATCGCCATTTTCAATAATTAAATCGAAAAATCCATCTGACCGTCTTTCAATTTCTAAATCAATATTGTTTGATGACATGCTTTAATTATACCAAATTAACGATTTGAGTTTGAATAAAAAAAAGCCTACCATCCAAGTGCACTACCCACAAATGAATGGTAGGCTATCATCCACAAACCCAATTTTAGAATACCTTTTTATTTTTTTTTGTCAATTCAAAGGGGGAATTTAGGGGGGATTATCGTGGTCATTAGGTGAGAACTTAGGGGAACTTAGGTGGAAACTTAAGTTGCGGTCTGGTTTAAGGAACCGCTTGTAATAGTACCTGGAGTACCTCCAACTAAAACGCTATCGCCAACACGAGCGATTGGAGCACCGCCAGAACCGCCAAGTTGTACATTTCCGTTGACGATGACCGATGGTGCATTGATGGTAATCGGTTTAGTAGAGGTTATTTCAATACCTTCCTCGCGCATAATGATAATATCACCGGTGGTTAGATTAGACATATAACATTCACCGGGTTTTAAGTTTTTAGGACGAGACTCCGGCAAAGTCGCAATAGCGACCCGATTACTTTCGTCACCATTTACGCTGAATACAAGGCAAACAGCACCATTTGGGGGTAGCGCCCCAAAACCGTATGGCCAGATCATTTCTGCGTCGCCCGATTTGCCAAAATATTGTATTTGGCTAACCGGAAAATTGCCGTCGTCATTCCCCGTATTGGTTATGATTGCACGTTTAATTAAGTTCTTTATTTTGTTGATCATTTTAAAAACCCCAATCCAAGACTATTAGATCGTTTCGTAACAGCAGGTTTGTCAGCCTCAATTTTATAGGCATCTCTATCGATAAAGTTTAGGGTCGTCCTTGATCCTGAGTCGATAGAAAAACTATAGTTCAAACTGTTTAGTAACATAATACCATTCAAACCAGCGAAAGAATCTTTGATCTGTACTAAAACATTTTCTTGCCATATCTCATTTGACTCACCTCGAAAAAATCCTTGTACGACTGCTGAATAATCCGTCGACTGAACCCGCCTTATATTTTGTTCCCACTTAGCACGATTTAGGGAGTCATTGTCGGTATATGACTCTCCGGCTATGACATTCAGCACTCTTGAATCCCGGATATCTTCGTCAATTGATTCACCTTTGCGGTTATAAGATTTTTCTTGATCCACTGATTTTCCAAATAAGGAAAGGCCAGTGTTGTTATCTTGAGATCGGACAATGTATCTATTGAAACGATTGGTCGAATTGTAACTAATGGTACCAGACAATATATTTCCTGAGTTCTCTTGGTTCACAATTGTCTCATCAACTATTTGTGATGACGATCTGGAAATGACAATATTCCCGTCACCATCTGAGTTTAAAAGGACTTGCCTTTTTCTGGCCAACCGCTCGATAAAGTCAAAAACAGACTCTCCAACTTCACCAGACTCTATTTCACTCCCATTAAATAAATCTAATGTTCCAACGCTATCAGTCACATTGATTCCGGAAATCCCTACGTTAGAAAGTGTCATCGTTATGATCTCAGCAAGTGAGATGTTGCCAGTAAATTCTACGGATTCGCCGATTGTGCTATCAATCACATCCGACGTTTTATCCCGGCCCTGGATGTTTATAAGATGTTCATCCCTTGAATAATTTACTGAAACAATATCAATAAAACCGGTTATTATCTTTTTATCTTGAACAAATATTTGACAGGCCTGACCGACTGAAAACGGCAAATTTATCAATTGCTGTTTGGTCGCATCAAATGAAAATGAACCGCTTAATGTGTCTAATGATTTTGTTACGCTGGCTGTAGTAAACCCCTCGAAACGCGATCCTTCTACTTCAATTGCAATCATGTGACCAGGATTTTTAAAGGCCCAGAGGCAAACGAAACATCTTTAATCGCGTTTAAATCAATTATCGATTTTGTGTTGTCGGTTGACCCGTAGAGTTCATAAGTGGAAATCGTCACTGGTTTTAACTTAAAAACCTTAGTTTCTACCTTAAATGCGGCCTTTGACTGATCCGTTAAAAACTGATTTACCTGGTTTCGAACGCCATTTATTTCTTCTTGGTCATTGTCATTTAAGACCGTATTTTCGGTAACGATAATGAACTGATCTTGCAAAGCCGAATTTTGTTGATCAATTTCGATATCCGTTAAAAAATCTACCTGTGTGACGTTCCTATAATTTGCGAGTAAAGATAACGTTTTGGCATACTCCGAAAATAAATTTAGGTTCCTGTCACGCTGATTAATTTCTGGGGTATCGACATCCAAAACAATCCGATCATTATCAAAATTGTAAAATGTTTCAAATACTTTTATTGAATTTTCAAAATCGGATGAGGCGGAGTCTTCGATACTATTAAATAGTCCCAAAACACTGGATGCCAAAAGGGTAGGGGTTTGCACAATTCGGGTAATATCGTCTTCGATTGATTCGACAATCGATGATGTATCGCTTATGAAATTAATGTTTCCCACAAATCGAGTCCCAAGACCCCTTACATTGTCGAGTAATCTTTGAACCTGCGAAATGGATCCCAGTAAATTGTTAGCAGTTGAGAAAACCATTTCAGCACCGAGAGTTTGTTCAGCTCTATTTTGGGCAGCTTCAACCGCATTTGAAATTGTTGACGTCTGGCCAGTGCTTTCCACCGGTAATATGGCGTCTTGAGTAACTTCAAAATTCAACTCGAAAACTGCTTGCCCTAGTTGTGAGAATGTCTCCGATAAGTTATAGGGCTTCGATGATACATTTAAATTTTGGTCAAAGGGTAAAGATAGTAGCCCTGGACCCTTTTTTTCCAAAGCGGAGATTAGTTGCTCCCTTCTTTGGATATAATCAGAACCGGTTACGATTGCGACAAACGAAATAGTTTTGTTTAGTTTTCCAAGATCTTCGACAATGTAAGGGGTCTTGGGACTCGATTTGTGGGAAACATTAATTTCATAAGCGATACATCATCGATTGTCGAATCAATCGAAGACGATATTACCCGAATTGTGCAAACCCCTACCCTG